TGCTTTGAAGATTCATATTCACATTTGAAATCTCATCATTCAACTGAACAATCGTAGCACGCGCATTGATAAGACCCGTCAAAATATAGAACTGGTCTCCAGTGGACATCGCTAGCGCATTGATACTGCTGACAACAGAAGAGAACGAGAATCCAGTCGTGGAAGATAAGTATCCAATCGTCGAGTTGAAGATGGGAATCTGAACATAGAGACTGCTTACTGTACTCAAACTGCTTGGGTATGCTGAATAAGCCTGTGCACTAATATCAAGATAACCTTTGCTTGTAAATGTACTGATTGTGAAAAATACAGAGTTTGTTGTAACATTGGTGCTCATTTGAATATCGTTGTATCCCACAAAGGTGAGCAAAGTAGAGGGAGAGGTTGCAGTCAAATAATCTCCAGTCCACGATTGGATAGAAGAAGTAATACTAGATGCCGCATCAATCACTTTCAGTTGATTAAATCCATAAATACCTGTACTGACAGTATAGGCATTGCTAGCAGGACCCACAAAGAAAAGCGTATTTGTAGCAGGATCCGCTCGTAACGTGATTCCTCCTTGACCAGCCAACGTAACAGAAGAATCTAGTTGATTATTCGTAAATGCAAACACTGAGTTCTCGCCACTTACATCCAACTGACTGAAGGCTTTGGCAAACAAGTAGGTTTCATTTGACCCTGGAGTGCCATTTGCCATACCTATATTTTCGCCAGCCGTCAGACGAAAAGTATTGTAAGATAAATCTGCCGTATAGGTTCCAGCACTTGTAACAATGCGATTAAACGCTGGATTAACACCTAGGGTGCTAGGTACCGCCCAGTACGTCCCTCCCTGACCATCTGCCGTCAAAGTCCGTAGAGCAGGGACATTCGAGTTTGCAGGGTCCTTTGCGAAGACTTTTCGCAAAGTTATGACGTCGGTATCATAAGTGCGCCGACTTGATGCCATCTCTATTCATTTAGGGAAGATTCTGAATAGACAAAAAGACCGAGTTTGTAGATCCATATCGGACCTCAACATCTCCTGCTACAAATCCAGGTGTCAGATTTGATGTAACACTATCAGGTAGATTATGAACAAGATAATAATCAAAAGCGTATTTATTCTGAATATTGCTTCCAGGTATCTGCAGATGAATAGGTTGTTGGTACATATTTCCAAATCCTGTTGTTTGTGTCCCTGCATAGACCCAACTTGAAGCAATATTGTTGGACAAATAAGAAGGACCATACGCCAACATAGTACTCATATTGATTAACATAGACTGAGACGCACCTGTGTTCAAACGAGGGAAAACAAAGGTTGGATATACCTCTAGATTTATACGCGTGTTGCTCAGAATAAAACTTGAAAACTTATCAAAGGAGATCTTTGCGGTAGAGAAAATCATATTGTTTCCAAGTGTAGCGTCTGGGTACCGAACAGGAACAACAGTACCATTCGAACCCTGGTATGTCAAAGAAGACAATGTAAAGGTACTCAAAAAGACAACAGAGTCTACAGAAGAAACGATCGTGGTTCCACCGAAAATATTCAGTGTTCCTGCAGAATCAATATAAAACGATGTGCGGACATTTGTGCTAATCCCAGCAGTCGTACTTACTAAAGCACCAGTAGACACAAAGCGAGAAGGATCCTGAAACCAGGCAACTGTACTTGTAAGCTGTGATGTACTAATGTAGCCATATGTGCCTAAACTGGATACAGTGCTTATGAGTTGAAGAGGTGTAACAAAACTTGAGAATAATGTACTAAAAAATGTACTAAACATCGTTGTAGAGATTCCTTGAACAGTACTCACAAGACTCTGAGAAGATATATATCCAAGTGTTCCAAGTCCAGCAACAGTACTCGTGAGTTGTGGTAAGGGTAAAAGTCCAGCAGTTGTACTGACTAAAGCACCTGTGGAGACAAAACGAGATGGATCCTGGAACCAGGCTACAGTGCTCATAAGTTGCGAAGTGCTTATGTAATCAGCGGAGGCTAAGCCTACAACAGTACTCGCAAGCTGGGAACTGCTGACGTATTCAAGTGTTCCGAGGCCAATGGTTGTACTTGTTAACTCAGGTGTGTAAACACCTGTAGCAACAAACGCAGTACCAATGGCAGTCGACAAGGTGGACAACCCGATTTGCAAGGAAGATACAAGAGACGATACAGAACTAAGGTTTGTACGCAAACCATCAATAGTACTTGGCAGATAGCCAATCCCCGCCCCAGCGGTACTCAAGTTCTGGAATGGACTCATCCAAACCAACCCACCGATTCCATCCGTAGTGACAACGTAGTTTGTAGATATTGGCATATTTGTATCAGGATCCAACGCAAAAAGAGTGCGCAGAATAAGCATTTCGGTATCATACGATCGTCTGAGTGTTGTATTCAAGTCCATACGGCACTTCTCTACATCAGCAGAATAATACAATCAAAGACCCGCGGAACTCGCTTTGCTTGCTTTCTGTTGTTCTGATTAGAATGGGTACAGGCGGTGGCTTACTTCAGTTAGTCGCAAGAGGAAAACAAGACGTTTTCTTGACCGGAAATCCTCAAATTACGTGGTTCAAAATGGTCTACAGACGTTACACAAACTTTGCTATGGAAAGTATGCCTATGTATTTTGACGGTGATCCAGATTTTGGAAAACGTCTTACGTGTTTGATTCCTCGTCGTGGAGACTTATTAGGTCCTGTGTTTCTTGAAGTAACTCTTCCTGCTCTTACTTTGGCAGGCACTACTGATCCTGTCTCCTATGTAAATGCTATTGGTCACGCGTTGATTGAAGAAATAAGCATTGAAGTAGGTGAACAAGAAATTGACAAACAGACAGGTGAATGGATGGAAATCTGGTCAAATCTCACAACAACAGAAGAACAAAAGTTCGGATTTTACGATATGATTGGCAAAGTGGATGGATTTATCCCTCCCACCTTGTATGGTCCCTTAAAACTCTATATCCCCCTTCGTTTCTGGTTCTGTAAAAACCCCGGACTCTACTTGCCTTTGCTTGCTCTCCAGTACCACCCAGTTCGTATTAATATTACATTAAAACCTCTACAAAAGCTTTTCTACACTCCACAACTCACGACGAATTGTGATACTCTCGCTGTAAATACGGCAAAGATCACCAATATGCAACTTTGGGGCGACTATGTCTATTTAGACATTGAAGAACGTCGTCGCTTTGTCAGCAATGCTCACGAGTATCTGATTGAGCAAATCCAGTATACACCCAGTATCGGTTTACCCGAGTCAGGGTCTCAGTTCCAATGCCGTGTGGAGTTTAACCATCCCATCCGCGAGTTTATCTTTGTCCTTCAACGAAATATTATGGAGAGTTACCACGAATGGTTCAACTACAGCAGTTTGCCCATTACAGAAGTCGGTGTACGTCGTGATTTGCTAAGCAGTGCTATTCTGCAGTTAGATGGCCAAGACAGATTCCAAGAAAGAGATGCTGGATATTTCCGACTTGTACAACCTTGGCAACGTCACACTGTTATTCCCAATGAAGATTTCATCTACATTTATAGCTTCGCGATCAGGCCCGAAGATCTCCAACCTACTGGATCTATGAATGCTTCTCGTATTGACAGCATTGTGTGGCAACTTACAACCAATCAGACAACCGTTCCAGCACGTGGCAACTGCGTTACACGTATCTATGCAACTAACCACAATGTTCTTCGTGTAGTGGATGGATTTGGTGGACTTTTATTCACTATCTAGATTCCTTGCTTACAAGAGTTTATTTCTCCCAAAAGCAAAGAATAGGTACAAATAGCAATGAGCGGTGACCCCCAGAGTAAATTTATACCAAATCCATCGCAAGGGGATTATTGGGGTGGATATATGGTAGATTCATGGGTGTACAAGTTTCTAGCATTCTTTCCGATTACGGGGTTTTTAGGGATTGATCATTTGGTTCTCCGATCCCCCTTTACGGCGTTAATTAAACTTCTTGTCAATATTTTCTTCTGGGGGGCCTGGTATTTCTATGATCTTCTTCAGATTTTTATGGACAATACTTTTGTGGCAAACTATGGAATGTCTACTCCCTATGGTCCCCGCGGTCACGGATACAAGTTCTTTAAAGATCTTACAGAAAACAATCTAAATGAGTTTGGTGAAGCATCTCCTTACAATGGAGGGTTGGTTTCCAACGTCCTATTTATGCTCTATATGATGATGACGATTACCATCGGATTTACTGGTCTTCCCATGATGTTGGCAGGAGATTTCAATGGGGGTTTGATTAAAATGTTCAGTAACTTCCTCTTCCTTCCTTTCCTCTTCTATCTGGTTGGACAAGTCTTTGATTATTTCAATGCAGGAAGCATTCAGAAAAATGGGATCGTTCATCCTTGGCCCATGTATCCTATGCTTACAATCTTTGAAAAGTATCCAGCAGTAAATCTTATTGGTACTGATCAAGCGACTAAGGAACTCAAAGA